AAACGCTTCATGGGTGAGAACTGGCAACAGACAGAGAAGGAAATCTCGCGCGTACCTTATAATGTTGTCAACGAAGGTGGTTATCCCCGTGTGGACATCGATGGTCGTAAGTACACTCCGCAGGAGATTTCTGCGATGGTACTGCAGAAGATGAAGAAGACAGCCGAGGACTATCTTGGACAAGAGGTGACGGATGCCGTTATCACCGTTCCTGCCTACTTCTCTGACTCTCAGCGTCAGGCTACTAAGGAGGCTGGACAGATCGCAGGTCTGAATGTACGTCGTATCGTCAACGAGCCGACGGCCGCTGCGCTGGCCTATGGTGTCGACAAGGCTAACAAGGACATGAAGATTGCTGTCTTCGACCTTGGTGGTGGTACGTTCGATATCTCTATCCTGGAGTTTGGCGGTGGCGTGTTTGAAGTACTTTCTACCAATGGTGATACACACCTTGGTGGTGACGACTTTGACCAGGTCATCATCGACTGGCTCGTTCAGGAGTTCAAGAACGACGAGGGTGCTGACCTGAAGGCTGATCCAATGGCTATGCAGCGCTTGAAGGAGGCTGCCGAGAAGGCTAAGATTGAGTTGTCTTCCAGCACTTCTACTGAGATCAACCTTCCTTATATCATGCCTGTGGCTGGTGTACCAAAGCACTTGGTGAAGACGCTGACACGTGCCAAGTTCGAGCAGTTGGCTCACGACCTGATTCAGGCTTGTTTGGCTCCCTGTCAGAAGGCTATCGCTGATGCCAAACTGAGTACTTCCGATATTGACGAGGTCATCCTCGTTGGTGGCTCTAGCCGTATCCCTGCTGTTCAGGAACTTGTGAAGAACTACTTCGGTAAAGAGCCTTCAAAGGGTGTGAACCCTGACGAGGTGGTTGCCGTTGGTGCTTCTATCCAGGGTGCTATCCTGAATAAGGAGGGTGGTGTAGGCGATATCGTATTGCTCGATGTTACTCCATTGACTTTGGGTATTGAGACCATGGGTGGTGTGATGACCAAACTGATTGAGGCTAACACGACCATTCCTTGCAAGAAGAGCGAGGTGTTCTCTACTGCCGCTGACAATCAGACAGAGGTAACCATCCATGTACTGCAGGGTGAGCGCCCAATGGCAGCACAGAACAAGTCTATCGGACAGTTCAACCTTACAGGTATCGCTCCTGCACGTCGTGGTATTCCTCAGATTGAGGTAACCTTCGATATCGATGCCAACGGTATCCTCAAGGTTTCTGCCAAAGACAAGGCTACAGGTAAGGAACAGGCTATCCGCATCGAGGCTTCGTCTGGTCTGTCTCAGGATGAGATTAACCGCATGAAGGCTGAGGCTGAGCAGAATGCAGAGAATGATAAGAAGGAGCGCGAGCGCGTTGATAAGCTGAATCAGGCTGACTCTATGATTTTCCAGACGGAGAATCAGTTGAAGGAGATTGGCGACAAGATTCCTGCAGAGCACAAGCCCGCCATCGAGAATGCCCTCCAACAGTTGAAAGATGCTCATAAGGCTGGCGACATCGCTGCTATCGATACTGCTATCGCAGCTCTTAACAATGCTTGGCAGACTGCTTCACAGCAGATGTATCAGGGTGCACAGGCTGGTCCTCAGCCGGGTGCTAACCAGCAGCAAGGACCTTTCTACAATCAGCAGGATCAACCCCAGCAGGACGCTCCGAAGGATGATAACATCCAGGATGCTGACTTTGAGGAGGTTAAGTAATTCGCCAAAAACAACGATAAACAAAAAATAAGCATCTATAAGGAAAGTGGTGTAATCCAAGTGGTTACACCACTTTTTCGTATTGTTAAACTTTGTTTCGTTTCTTGCTGGTTTCGGATTTTTACTGTAATTTTGCATCATATTTGCGACACGACTTATTGGTAGAAAAGATTAAACTTATGCCTACTTGTCGCTACTTAGACAAATTTAATAGTAGAAAAGATATGCCAGCATTGAAATTTGAAATCAAAAGGAAGTGTGAAGTCTGTGGCAGCATCTTCGTTGCCAAGACGCTCGACTCCAAGTACTGCTCCGAGAAGTGCATGAAGGTTGCATGGAAACGGAGAAAGGATGAGGAGAAAAAGCAAGAACGGCTTAAAGCAATAGCAGACCAGGTGCCTGACTATCGCGACTATATATCCATACCTGAGGCCGTAGCCATGTATGGCGTTGGTAGAGATACTTTGTATCGTCTTATTCGTGTGGGCCAAATACAAAGCATTAATCTCGGTACCAGACTGACCCGAATTAACAGGAAAGACATAGATAAGATGTTTCCCAAGCGATTCGAGAAGCCGAAGAAAGACAAAGATCTCGTACCATTATATAATATGGAACCAGAGAACTGCTATACCATTGGCGAGATTTGCAAGAAGTATAGACTAAACGATAGTTCTGTTTGGGCACATATCAGGAAATACTCCATCCCAACCCGCCAGATAGGAAACTATGTTTATGCACCAAAGAAAGAAATCGACAAACTTTATAAGAGCTTATGAAGAAACCATTATCACATACAAAAGTCACCGTTAAACTCCGCAAATCACAATACAAGGAGGAGTGGTATCTGATTGTTGAAGCCTACCCTGTTGTTTCAGCAGGTAATAAGGTGGAACGAATTGTGGAATCTGTCAATAGGAGTATTACCACTCCCATCTGGGACAAGTCATCCACAACCCGTTCATCAGGCTATAAGCCCAAGCGAGACATCAACGGCATCATCATGTGCCGTTCTACTCTTGACCAAGAATCATGTATCTATGCTGACAACGTGAGGAAACTTCGGCAGCATGAATACGACAACCAATCTCTCTATACTGATAAGGAGAGTGAGATTGCTGCACAAAACGAACGTTCAGAACAAGACTTTATCGAGTATTTCAAAAAAATTACCTATACGCACCATCCCAACGCCTCTAAATCTATCATAGTGAATTGGGAACGTGTAGGCGTTCTTCTTGGTCTCTTCACTAAAGGAGAGCCAATGCCATTCAGCACCATTACCGTGAAGTTGCTCGAAGAACTTAAACTCTTCATGCTTACTGCTCCGCAAGGAGGCTCTAAAAGCGGGCCCGTATCACAGAACACAGCATCTACCTACTTCTCTATCGTCAAGGCTGGACTGAAGCAGGCTTTTGTTGACGAGTATCTGACCATAGACATCAGCGAAAAAGTAAAGAATATACCAACGAAGGAGAGCAGACGCGAATCACTTACCATTGAAGAGGTCAACAAACTGGTAGAAACGCCATGCGAGGATGATGTGTTGAAAAGAGCCTCACTATTCTCCATTCTAACAGGAATGCGTCACTGCGACATCATGCGTTTGAAATGGAGTGAGTTGGTGAACATTGACGGAACCTGGCGAGTTGATTTCACCCAAAAGAAAACCTCCGGAGTAGAATACACGCCTATTTCCGACCAAGCCTATGCACTTTGTGGCGAGAGAAGACTACCAAACAACTTAGTTTTTGAAGGGTTAACGCCTCCCTCATGGATTAACCGCCCTTTGAAGAAATGGGTAGAGGCTGCTGGCATCAAGAAACACATCACATTTCATTGCTTTAGGCATAGTTACGCCGTTTTGCAACTATCTAACGGAACAGACATCTATACTGTCAGTAAGATGCTGGGGCATACTAATGTTAAGACCACGCAGATATACGCAAAAGTAGTTGACGAGAAGAAAGAAAGGGCTGCTAATGCCATCAAGATAGACAATCTTGAGAAATAAGGTTTAATATTTAAGCACCCCGTTTATTTTCAGACACTTAGGTTTGTTTTGGTGGGAGGTTGGAGCATGTTTGCACCACCTCCCACCACTTCTTCCACCATCATTTTTCTCGTTTCTTATCCATTTTTAGCCCAATTCCTATAAACCAAGGCACAAATAACCTTGGTTTATTATTGTTTTCTACTTTTTTTCGAAAGACGAATAATAACGCCCGTTAAAAAAACAGGTGAAGACATGGTGGAGAGTTAATAAAAAAAGGCACCATTGAAATAAACTCGACCTTTGCGCCAAAATTAAATTTTTAAAATTATGACGCAAATAAGAAATTTAGAAGAAATGCCTCAGGCATTGAACTACCTGATCTCAAAGGTAGAGAGTTTAGAAGAGATGGTGAACGAACTGAACATCAAAAAAGATGTACCAGTTCAACCAGAGTGGATGGATATTGACGAACTTCGCCAATATCTCCCATCCCATCCTGCTAAGCAAACCATCTATGGTTGGGTCAATGATAAGCTTATACCTTATTATAAGGCCTCGAAGAAGTTGACCTTTAAGAAGTCTGAGATTGATGAGTGGCTGCACCAAGGTCGCA